CTGGAATAATTTTTCACCTAAACCATCAACTGTATTTAATAAGGCTTTTGTTTTCTCTTTTGAGTTCATCTCCATAAATTTTGGTAAATTAATAGCGAATTGTTCAACAAAACTATTTAGTAAGTTTTGTCCAGCTTTTTTACCACTAGGATCTATTACTTTTAGTCTTCCATCTTCTCCCTTACGCTCGACAATAAGTCCGTTATCCAGTTGAATTTTAATAACTGGTGGAATAACGCTACCTTCTCTTAATGGATTAGATGGTTTATAAGCATTTCCACCTAACGCCCAAGCTATTGAGTCCAGAACACTTGTTTTACCTTGACCGTTTCTACCACCAACAACAGTCAATCCATTAGCTGTAGGCTCTATTTGAACAGCTTTAACTCTTTTTACATTTTCTATTTCTAATTTATTAATCTTCACCATACACTAACGCTCCTAATCTATTAATTACATCTTTTACTAAATCTTCTGGTACTTCAGCACCATCTAGCACGATGCATTTTATATTTTTATCGTTAATTACATCTTTCTCCTGTTCATTTAACAAATCATTTAACTTATCGAACACAGCCATTTCTTCAGAACGTTTTTCACTAGCTTTTAAGCCTTCTAAATCATTTAACCAAAACTCACAATATCTGATTATCTTCTTGATATCGTCCTGCGGTTCATCATGCTTCTTATTTGCTCTAATTCCATATTTCAAGATGTTAGCTTGACACACACTGCCAAAATCTTGTACTACCTCTTGAATTAAATCTATTGTTTCAAAACCGCCTATCTTGTAATGATTAGGGTTAATATTATCTTTAGTCACTTGCTTTTTCCTCCTATTTGTGTTATTTTAAAGTTGTAAATTTGTGTAAATAGTCGTTGTTTTAAACGGCTATTTTTTTATTTTCCTGTCAGCAGCCTTTTCATTCCATGTAAAATCATTCTTTTTTCGTAATAATCCATCATAGCTTTTATATCTGCTTTATCAACATCAAGAACACCTTGTTGTACAGCTGTAAAAATACCGCCTATCACATAAGCATTAACAACATTTTCTAACATTATTTTGTTGTCTTCCGTTTCTTTTAGGTTATCTAATTTTATTAATTCTAAAATATCCTCATTAATATTTACTAACATTCTTCTTTTCCTCCTTCATTCTTATTATTAAATCAACAAGCTCTCCTTTAGGGAGTTTAATTAAACTTTTATAAAGTTCTTCAACTTCGTTAATACCTTCACCATATAGCAATTTATCAACACTAGTATTTCCCATGATAGCTATCTTAGTTAAAATTCCTTCTGATGGGAGTCTAAAACCTTTCTCCCAATCTGATACACTACTTTTACTAGCTCCAATCTTTTTTGCGAAATCAATTAACGTTAAATTTCTAAACTTCCTAATAGCTAAAATACGTCGTCCAACTTGTTTTTTGTTGATATTTTCATCCTGGTTTCTTTTCAAATTAAATCACCTCTTACTTATCCTTTACAAAACTACCGTCAATCATTTTTCCAGTACGATTTTTGATTTCATTGTAAGCATAGTCAACACATTCTACTAGCTCTAAATTGTACTTTTTAGCAATAGCATCAAGTAAATTAACAAAAGTTATCATCATTCTAAACAACTCCTCATCTACTTTTTCCTCTTTTATAAAAGTTTCATAAAGATTATTATCCATTTTTCTAAGTAGCCCTGAAAAGCTAATCCAACTAGTTTCTAATTCATCCTTTGAGTGCCATAAAACTATAGATCTAAACGCATAATATACGGTTTCTATCGGTTTCAATAATTTAAATGCGACTACTAAAGTAACGTAAACATCTCCAATTGCATCTTTTATTTCTACTATCGCATCTTTATTTCCTAGCTCATATTTAGTGATAGCTTGTGTTAACTCTGCATTTTCTTCTCTTGATTTCTCAAGTTGCATAGCTAAAAAATCACTTCTATTTAAACCTCTTATTTCTGCCCAATCATTAATTTTATATATATAATCATAATGGTTTAAATTATCCATTTTATTCTCCTTTCTTCTCTATATAAACTAAAATACTTTCATTTCCTAAACAATCTAAAAAATCGTCAAAATCCTCACAATCATTCTCTTCGTATAATCCGTATAAAGTTACCGCCAGTGCCTCACTTGAAATTTTTATGCGTTCATGAATATTATTTTCATCATTCAAACGTTCACCTTTAATAATCAACATATCCTATTCTCCTTTCAAATCGTTTAAATCAATCTCTAATACTTTAGCTATTCTGACAATCTAACCTAAATTTAAAGAACGATGTGTGTGGTATTTGAAAGCACGAATTCTTTCAGATGTAACTTCACTCATTTTAGCAAGTTCATTAATTGAAATGTTCTTATAAAATAAATCTGTAAGCATTAGTTTTTTAAATTTAAATATTGTTTCTTCTTCTATTGATTCTTTAATACTCACATTAAATCTCGCCATCTTCTTCACCATCATTATCAGGAAATGCATATTGGCCACGTTCATCTAAGCCATAAAATGGAATAAATATCGACGCCATAAGCCCTGCTAAAATCCTTTCCCACTCAATATTGCTCAATACAAGTGTACAAAGTGCTATTACAACGCATGTCCAGTAATAAACATTAAATTTTCTTCTTCTTAGTTTATCCATTGTTAAGCTCCTTTCTTTTGCGAATCGTTATATAGATGTAAAAACATCTCAATTCTGCCGTAATGATATTTTTTTAAACGATCATTTACAATCCGAATTAAATCGTAAGAATTATCTAGCTTCATAATCTCGGGTTCAATTTTTCTAAGCATATATTTAGATATGTTAATCGTGCTCAGTAAATCTTTTTCGTAAACCCAAAACTTTCGTTCAGCTAAAAACTTCTCATAAGCTTCATCTTGTTCAGATGTGTTAAATTTCATTTTAATCACCTCCTTTTTTATTAATACATAATTTCCTTTTATTTTTTGAAAAACAATAACTTCTATCCAACACATCTAACTGTAACCAAGATTCAGCATATAATTTACTATTCTCTTCATAAACCGTTAGATAGTGTTTGGCACTTAGCACTACTTTAGAGAGTAATCCAACAGTTGCTAATGTTAGTGCTATTTTTGTTTTAGTTTTCATCTCTCACTCCTCCTTTCTCCTCTCTAAATAGGGGTTAGTTTGTATGAAAAGAATTTACTTGTTCTCTTTCGGGAACGTCTTTTTTAAAAAAAATAGATAAATTATTCTCGGTGTAACCTAATATTTTAATCATTTTTAAAAATTCATCTACCCCGATATCGATTATACCTAATTCTCTTTTAACATAAGGTGTTCTTGAATTCCACCCCATTTTACTAGCCATTTCCTCTTGAGATAATCCTTTAGCAACTCTTTCAGCTTTTAGTCGTTTTATATCTAATCTCATGGTAGCTCCTTTCTTTTTTTGTTCTCTTTCGAGTACAAAACAATAATATCAAACTTGTTCCCTTTTGTCAACAGTTTTTTCAAAAAAATATAAAAACTGTATTTTTAAAAATAATTCTTGTATTCAAACGGGAACAATGCTATAATATAATTATTAATAGGAGGTGAATATAATGAACAGTAATAAAGAAGTAGTAGAGTTAGTAAAAAAACTAACAGAAGAACAAGGAATGTCAATGAGTGAGCTAGCTCGTAGAGTTGGCACAGCTAAATCTGCTATCTCTAGATATTTTAATGGTACACGTGAATTTCCATTGAATAAAGTAGAGGAGTTTGCTTCTGCATTACACACAACACCTGATTTCTTATTAGGTATGGAGTATGAACCTCAAACCTCTCAAGGACTACAAATCCCAGTCTTAGGAAATGTTGCAGCAGGAATACCTATTTCAGCTGTTGAGGATATTCTAGACTATGAGGAAGTACCTCAATCGTGGGAGAGTCAAGGAGAGTTCTTCGCTCTTAAAATCAAAGGTGATAGCATGGAACCACGAATGGAAAGCGGAGATGTTGTAATAGTAAAGCAACAATCAGACGCTAACAGTGGAGATACAGTTATTGTTTTAGTAAACGGAGATGATGCAACTTGTAAAAAACTTCAGAAGACTGACAATGGAATAATGTTAGTATCTACTAACCCTAAATATCCTCCAATGTTTTATTCAAATGAAGAAATAGTAACTAAACCAGTTGTGATACTTGGAAAAGTGGTTGAGTTAAGACAAAAATATTAAGATAGCTTTAATTAGCTATCCACCATGGTTAAAATACCGCCAAAAATACAAATTAAAAGGAGTTTATAGAAATGAAAAAATCAAGAATATTATTGAGTGCATTCCTTGCTAGTGCTGTAGTGCTTGCTGGATGTTCGTCAAAAACTGAAAATAGTTCATCTTCTAATAAGACTGAACAAAAAGAAGAAAAGAAAACTAGCAATGAAGCTAAGTTAGGAACACCTATCACATTTGACAAAACAGCAGAAATCACAGTTAAGTCAGCAGAATGGACTAAGGAAAGAAATCAATTTGAGAAAAAAGAAGCTAAAAAAGTTCTTTTAGTAACTTATGATGTTAAAAATCTTTCTGACAAAGATTATCCAGTAGGTACTGACATTAAGTTATATGTTAATGGTAAAAAAGCAGAATCATATCCTGTTCAAGTTAAATTAGATAGTATTTCTCCTAACAGAATTTCAGAAAATGTAACACAAGCTTTCGCTGTAAATGAGGACGGATCACTAGAATTAGAAGTACAACCTACTTTCGCATTCAAAGATAAAAAAATCATTAAACTTGATTTGAAATAAAATAAAAAAAACTCCCCGTCCGCCAAGATAAGGGAGTTAGTAAAATGTGTATGATATACACATAAGACACACTAATAGTATATCATACACATCTACATTTAACAAGAAAGGATGTGTATTTGTTATGCAAAAAAGACAATTACCAAATGGAAAATGGCAGTTCACAGAGGGGTATAAAGATAAAGAAGGGAAATACAGACGTATAACTGTCGTTAAACCTAATAAAACACGTGCATCAGAAAAAGAAGCATACGAGGAATTACAAGAGAAGATTAGAGAAAAATTAGAAGATAAAATAGAATTAAAGACAATCGGATTTTATAAAAAGGAATTTTTAGAGATCAAAAAGAACGCTGTGAGTATTAACACTCTGGAGTCTTATAAAAAATGCTTAAAATTGTTAGATGATAACACAAATATTAGCGATATCAAAAAAATTGAATACGAAAAGAAACTGATTGAGTATAGAGAGATATATTCTCCTAATCATGTAAAATTAATTAAAACTATCTTTAATATCTTCTTTAAATGAAGAAAATATTACTATGTCCCAACATTTAATATCAATCTAGAATATACCTTATCTAAAGAAGATAAATTCAAAGAAAAACAAAAGATTAAATATATAGAAACTAATAAAATTCAAGAAGTGTTAGAATCAATCACGCACCCTATCACAAAGGATTTTGTTACTGTTCAATTACTAACAGGATTACGTGCTGGAGAGTTGCTAGCAATCACGCCTAAAGATATTGATATAAAGAATAAAACACTTAGTGTAAATAAAACTAAACACCCTTCAGGAATCTTCACATCTCCTAAAACTTTATCCAGTATTCGTTCAATTGAAATAAATGATGAAACATTAGATATTCTGATAAGATATACGAGTTTTTCAGAGACAGTATTTGACACTAATCTTTCTATACTAAATCGTAATTTAAGAAAAATAAACCTAACAGAGCTATGAGCATTTTCTGCCATTTCGTTTTGTCGGTTTTAAAAATGAGGATTCCCATAATAATGCTCCTTTCTGAGAGGTCGTCTGAAAAATCATTTTCAGACGACCTGAACCTTATTGCAGCAAGACAAGATTGTCTAACGTCAGACCCGCATCGCGCAAGCTTTGTACGTATTGCTCAAACACGGTTTGATAATCGTCTGGTATTTGCGGACAGGTATAGGAAAATTCATCTGTTTTACGTTGGCAGTCCCAGTCTTGGCGGAGGTTTTTGATATAAGGGTGGCGTGTATCGTAATGGCAGAAAATATCACGCAGATTGCTCGAAAACAGGCGGCGTATGTTTCCCTGTGGGATGCGGTCGCGACGGCATTCGGCGGTAAGTATGTCTAATATTTGGGCAATCAGATTGGTGTCGCCTTGAATGTGTCGAACGAGATAACTCAAGTCATACAAATCCTTAAAGCGTGGACGGACAAGGGTTTGATGCAGCTTCCATGCGATTTGGTAATGCAGCGGTGTGGGACGGTAAAACGTTTGTCCG